AGTGGCAACAGGACAACCCTTAGCAAGTCTTTCCTGTATTCTGGAAACACTAACAAGTGTCTTGCCTGAGCCTAATTTGCCTGTTACTACATAAACCGCCATTTAAATCACCCTGTTTGCATAATCAAGAAACTTTTGTTTTAAATCGAAAACAAAAACACTGATACGAGTAACCATAATAACGTTAACACACGCCTGAAAATGGTCAGGCAATACAGACGCCATTAAATGGGAGAAATCAGCAGGTAAACCGTTATACATGACCTCAGCAAGGTACTGCATTAAAAGCGTAACAGTTGTTGTAATTAATGCGACCAATGCAAAGGCGATTAATCCTGTTCTGGTAGCAAGTCGAGCTAAAAAACTCGCCACATAGCCAATAAACAAAGGAACAAGACCAATAAGAAAACGCAACAATGCAGGAATACCTAATAATAAAGGCATCACTCACCCCCTTTGCGAAGCAATGAAGTTAAAGAAGTAAAGACATACCAGAACGTAAGGCAATAAAAAACCCATGAAAGAACATCTTTAATAGTCAGTAATTTATCGCAACCAATATCAATCTGATAAACCTCTCCGGGAAAAATAATAAAATCAGAGCAGCCGTTACCATTGGGTAAATTAGGCAGCATAGCACCTTTATTTAAAAACGCTTCCCATAAAGCACCGTGAGAATCCTTTTCAATTCCCAATTCAGAATCAGCCAAAGTAGAAGCGCCATCTAATTCAGAGTCGCCCTTTCCATAACGAGAATCACCACCTGAAGGGTCAGCAAAACGGCCAGCCCCCCGCGTAAGATTGTTAATGGAATCGTCAAGACGATTTATATTATTCCTGGTTTGTTCATCGGCATTTTTTTTATCATCTGATGAAGTGTCTTTCTCCGTTAATTTATCATGAATATCGCTGGCTATTTTGGGTGAAGCACCTTCGATCGCAGACTGAATATCACCTTTAGAAAGACTGGAACCACTAGAGCCACCGCCAGAACTACCGCCAGAACTACCGCCAGAACTACCGCCACCGGACTCACCACCGCCAGACTCACCACCGCCGGACTCACCACCGCCGGACTCACCACCGCCAGACTCACCACCGCTGGACTCACCACCGCCAGACTCACCACCACCATTTTGGGGGGTTGAGGGTTTATCAGAGGGGTCAGCTACAGCACCTGTAGGCTTCCATGTTGCAGCGCAAACAGTACCATCACCCTGACAAACAATGACACCAGTAGCCTCATATTCACAGCCGTTATAGTAGATATAGCGACCACCATCATATGAATCAACATTATTAAATACACCTTCTTCTGGCGGCTTCGCTTCACAAATTTCTTCTGGTGTCGGGTCAGTAGGTTTTTCATCAGGAACAGAACGCTGAATATTACCAACAATATAAGCCGTTAAAGACCAATATTTATCCTTCTGCCCTGGTGAATCGCTGTAAGTACAATCGCCAGTAAAAACAAGACGGAATTCAGAATCAGGCCAGATACCCTCATAAGTTGGTTTAATCCGAGTAAATACACTCTGAGCACTGGATTTAGCACCCTGACAAGCGGAGGCCTGCATAGCAGCATCAATATAGTAAACCGTTATCTTAGAGCCATCCTGATTGGTTATTTGCTTACTTTCAGCGTAGGCAGAACTTTGATAAGTGGATTTAGTAATGCTTTCCCATGACTCAGCATGTGAAAAAGGAGAAATGAGGACAGCGGAAAGAATTAATATTTTCCTTCTCATAGTAACCCGCTTTAATAAAGGGGCAACGAGTGCCCCTGAGTGAAATTCAAACCGCTTTTGAAGAGAATTTTTTGAAAATACGAATGGCAAGCCCAGCGCCAACCACAGCAACAACAACAGGCCATACTTTACCAATGAGATCATTTGCCTGAGTCAACAAAGCATCCATTGCCTGACCTGCATAATCAGTACCACCTGTAGCGCCTTCAGCCGCAAAAGAACTTGCAGAAATAAAAAGCGCAGTTGAAGCCAGAGCAATTTTATATTTAACAGTAGACAGAATTTTCATAGGAATAACTCCATTAAGGTTACATTAATCGGTCAGAAAATGATTTAAATGAACCGACCGCATAGAAAAGGGCAAAACCAAAGGTATAAGCCCCGAAGAAATAAACGATATACATTAACGAAAGACCCCCGCAGTAATCGCGCCGAGGCCAAAAGAAATAACGATGCCAGACGCTATCAAAATTTGAATAACATCGTCCATATTTAACCTTTGATCTCTGCGATGCCACCATCGGAAGAAACATTATAAGTTACACCTTCCCTACCCTCCATTGACCACGCACGGACATAGACAGGAATTTGAACTAATTTCCCAATGAAAGCATTCGCCTGGTTCATTAGACCTGCGTTAACGAGAGCCTGAGAAACTCGAATAATAATTTGATCCTGCTTTGTACCACCAAAACCATCAGGTATTTCAAGGCCAATACCAATTTCATTATAATAGCCCTGACCATTAACTTTATTACGTTGGCGGGCTCCCAACATTTTACCCTTAACGAAAAGACCATAATTAGACATATTACTTTCCTTTAATGCCAGCTACTGGCGTGCGAAATACGGTTGTAATCGAAAATAAAACCTTTCTCATAAATCCATAAGGGGATTTCCGCTGGCTTGGCTTCCAGCGTTCTTATTAGCGGAACAACGTTATTAGAGTCTGGTGAATCACAATAGAAATTAATATCGATACCGAACGAAAGCAATTCTCTTCTATGGCGATAAAAAGTGTTATGAGGTAACATTTCTTTCATGTTAGCCCCTTGTTTCCAAAGTAAATAAGTTGACTGTATTTTTCTTGGCAATTTCGTTATTTTTTCATCACTTAAAATAGCATTCTGATTCATTTCTATTCTCCCTACATATTCAGAGAATAATTGACGTGGTGTTTTCATATTCCAGTTAGCGCCAAGCGTTAAATTTAAATCAATAAGCTCAGTTGTTCTTAATGTTAATTCAATACGTAATTTATCTTTCGTCCAGTCCAGTAACCCGGCTCGTACAAACTCTTCGGCTATCTGGTGCCCTTTTTTACCAGAAACGTGTTCATCATATTTTGAATAAAATTTCAGACTCCATCGACGGGAGTTTTTACCTAAATAAACTGTACCGCCTTTCCCACATGCGCGACCATGGCGTGTTTTAGCTTTAAATTCGGCGGCATAAAGCCATGATCTGACATTTTCCAGCGTAGATAATGAATACATGTAATTAATGTCAACACGTGAAATTTTATACTGACCTGCCATAACGGCTTTATAAGACGCTAAATCATGAGGAATATTCAATAAGGATAAAATCCTGGCATAGACCGTCAACATGAGCCCTTGTATATCATCCGACCCAACAACAGAATGCCCCTGCAGAAACTTGGAAGGATTACCATCAATGTACAAATGTGTCGCTTTACCTTCGCCATTAGATCCTATAGATCGTACTTTCATCGTTGCTTCATGCGAGCCGCGAACAGTCAGTCGCTTAACGGTTTCCCACTCAATTGCACCGTCAGCATCAACGCTGACAACACTCCCCGCCGGAAGCGGTTTGTGTGTGCAAGGGAAAATCCCGGTAAGCCAATCGATCACGAATAAATCCTCAAAATTGCAAAAATGACGACTTACTAACACATGAGTTCAGTAGTTCATTAGTGTTTTAACATTACACCAGTGAGCTAGTGAGTTCAAGAGGCTTGGATGATATGAGTTCATGAGCATGTATACTCACTTCAAATATTGCATTGAACGAGCGTAAAAAATGGCAAAGCGCACGACTTATAACGTGACGGAAGAAAGAAAAATGAAACTAGAACGACTGGCTATAAATGCCAGTGTAAAACTAGGGAAAACAATTACATGGACAGAGATTTTAGGTTATCTGATTGATAACTACTCTAAAGATGCAGCAGAAGATCTCATGTCTGCCAAACAAAAGGATTAAGTACCACGAATGGTACAAACGTGCAGTATTACCTACACTGCACGTTCTTTTCTGTGCAAATTATAAGCAGCAAGGACGTTAACGAAAAGAAAACTAGTATCGACATTCGAAATGTTAACTATTATTAACAAATAGAGTAATGGAAGAATATAATGATCACTATAGAAGAAGCAACATCGGTCCATGAATATTTAACAAATTACTATCAAAACTCTGATGATCCTATCTCTCCTCCGGGAATAAAAAACATAGAGCTTTTAGAGTCTGCCATAGCAAGACCTTTTATGACCATGAACAGAAAGGATGTCTATCCAGATGATTTAGATAAAGCCGCAGCTCTATTTCATGGTGTCATATCCAACCACTGTTTCCATAATGGTAATAAAAGAACAGCACTTCTACTAACCATGTGCTTTTTAGACCGAGCTGGATATTGGCTGGATAAGTGTGATGACCTGCAACTCTTTGAATTTACAAGAAGTGTTGCGGCACATGAGATATGTAAAAATAGAATTGATGAAATAAAAACAATCAAGGCATTTTTCCGAAGTAATTCACGGAAGAAAAAAATCACAGATGAACAATTGAGTTTTATTGCATTAAGCAGGCATCTAACCAACGCAGGTTTCAATATAGAAGACGATGGTGACTATTACTCTATCTTTAAAAATAATAAAAGATATACAAAAATAATAAAAAAAGGCGCATCAGGACATGAAAAATACGATCCACAATACATAAAATCTCTTAGAAAAAGATTGCTTCTTACCCCGAAGTATGGATGGGATAGCATAAGGTTTTATCAATTATATTCATCATTGACGGAAAACATTGGTGAATTATTACGTTTACGTGGAGAGGTAATGGACTGGCTTGCAAAAATATAATTAAAAATTTGGTTCGCACAATGACGTTATGCTAAAAAGGCCGCTGCGGGATTCGATTTTCGCAACGGCCTTTTCAACATAACGAGTCG